AGCCGCCGTTCTGGCCGGGCGCTGATCCTGGCCCACCGCGACGAGCTGATCCAGCAGGCGGCGCAGAAGCTCGCGGTCGTCAGCGGGTCACTCGACATCGGGATCGTCAAGGCCCGCCAGGATGACCGCGATGCCAGGGTGGTCGTCGCGTCCGTGCAGACCCTGGCCCAGCCTGGCCGCGTCGAGCGGCTGGGAGACTTTTCGACGGTCATCGTCGACGAGGCTCACCATGCCGTCGCCAGCACGTACATGGACGTCCTGGACCGGCTCGGCTGCATGGGTGAGTCCGGCCCGCTGACCGCTGGCTTCACCGCCACCGCCGGGCGCAGTGACAAGGTGGCGCTCGGCGCGGTCTGGCAGGAGGTCACCTACCAGCGCGGCATCATCCAGATGATCGCCGAGGGCTACCTCTGCGACATCCGCGCGATGCAGATCGGCACGGATTTCGACCTCGGCAACGTCCAGGTGCGGGCGGGGGACTATACCGACTCATCGATCGGCGCTGAGCTCGAGCGGTCCGACGCGCTCGGCGCGGCGGTGAAGGCGTACCGCGAGCACGCGGCAGGGCGCCTCACCGTCGCGTTCACCCCGACGATCGCCACCGCGCACGCCCTCGCGGAGAAGCTGAGGGCGGCCGGCGTCCCGGCCGAGGCCGTGAGCGGCAAGACGCCGACCGATGAACGACGGGCGATCCTGGCCCGGCTGCACCGCGGCGAGACGCGCGTGGTCGCCAACGCCCAGGTGCTCACCGAGGGCTGGGATGAGCCGGCCGTGTCGTGCGCGCTGATGCTGCGCCCCACCAAGTCGGCGCCGGCCTTCGTCCAGATGGCCGGCCGCATCCTCCGGTCGTTCGTCGGCAAGGACGACGCGCTCCTGCTGGACCTGACGGACTCCGCCGAGCTCGGCCTGGCGACGATCGCCACCCTCGCGGGACTGCCGCCCGGTTCGGTCAAGAAAGGCCAGTCGCTGCTCGACGCGGCCGAGGATCAGGCGGGAATCGAGAAGCAGAAGATCGCCGTCGCCGCGGTCCGCACCCGGCACGTGGACCTGCTGCGGCGCAGCGAGCTCCGCTGGCTCGAGGCCGAGGGCGGATGGGTGCTCTCCGCGGGCGCCGATCAGGTGATGCTCCTGGTGCCCGCGCCGGGCGACGGGACCGAGGACGCCTGGACCGTCTGGCGGAAGGCCAAGGGCTGCCTGCCGACGCTGGAGTCCGGCAAGCCGCTGACGCTCGACTGGGCCCGCGGGGTCGGCGAGGAAGTCGCCCGCGCCCAGGGCGGCGTCCTGGCCCGCGCGGCTGCCCCGTGGCGCGACCGGGAGGCAACGCCGGCGCAGGCCGCCGCGCTCGAGCGCATGGGCTACGCGGACAGGCTTCCCGGCCTGACCCGCGGCGGCGCAGCCGACCTGATGACCGCGCACTACGCGGCGAAAGACATCCGCAAGCTACGGAAGGCCGCACGATGACCGATGACGAGGACTTCGCCAGCATGCCCCGCGACATCGCCGCCGAGCAGGCCGTGCTCGGCTCGATGCTGCTGTCTCCGGTCGCCCTCGCTGAATGCCTGGAGATCCTCGGCCCGGACGACATGGTTCGGCCGGCGCACAAGGAGATCCTCGCGGCGATCGCTGCCCTGTCTGGCCGCGGAGTGGACGCCGACGTGATCACGCTCAAGGCTGAGCTCGAGCGGCGCGGGTCGATCTCGAAAGTCGGCCGCGCGGATTACCTGCACACCCTGATCGCGGCGGTGCCGTCCGCGGCGATGGCCGCGCACTACGCCGAGCGGGTCCGGGAGTGCGCGGTCAGGTGGCGGATCGCTGAGGCCAGCGAGCACATCAAGCAGGCCGCTCTTACCGGCGCTGCCGACCTGGCCGACCGGATTGACCGGGTGTACCGGATCATCGACGAGGCCGCGGGGATCGTCGCGCCGCAGGGCGCCCGCAGTCTCGCCGACCTGATCGGCCCGTTCCTTATCGGCCTGGAGAAGGGCCCAGGGGAAGTCCGGGCTGTCAAGTCCGGATGGTCCGACCTCGACAGGCTCGTTCCCGGTTTCCGTCCCGGTGAGATGGTCACCATCGGAGGCCGCCCGTCCATGGGCAAGTCCGTAGTCATGCTTAATATCGCCGTCCGCGCCGGCGTCACGTTCGGCCTCCCTGTACTGGTCTGCACCATGGAAATGTCATCGGACGAGTGCATCGAGCGCATCCTTGCCTTCCAGGCCACCGTCGACCTGCGGAAGATCCGCGCCCGGCTGCTGGACGAGTCCGACTGGGACCGCATCGCGGCCACGCACCCGCACCTGACCGCCGCGGGGAACCTGATGATTGACGACAACCCGTACATGAGCGTGCAGTCGATCCGCTCCAACCTGCGCGCTATGGCCAGGGCCGGGCACCCGGCTGAGCTCGTCGTCGTCGACTACCTCGGGCTGATGGGCAAGCAGAAGGGGAAGGCCGAGAGCCGGGAGCGGGAAGTGTCGGAGTTCTCCCGCGGACTGAAGCTGCTGGCCAAGGAGTTCAAGGTGCCTGTCATCGTCGGCAGCCAGCTCAACCGCGGCCCCGAGATGCGCTCGGACCATCACCCGCTGCCCGCCGACCTGCGCGACTCGGGTTCTGTCGAGCAGGACTCGGACATCGTGATCCTGCTGTACAGGGAGGACGTCTACGAGCAGGAGACGGCCAGGGCAGGCGAGATTGATCTCATCGTCGCGAAGAACAGGCAGGGCGCGCTCGGCACGGCAACGCTGGCGTTCCGCGGCCACCACGCGATGGTTGACGAAATGTGGCGCCCCGACGATGACGAGCAGCAGGAGCGGGGAGTGGCGTGACCGACTACACCGCGCAGGTTGCCGGGTACCTGGCTTACTGCCGCCGTGCCGCGGCCGAGCTCAAAGCCGCCGGGTCGTCGCTCGATCCGCGATATAACCCGACCGAGGCGGGCTGCCTCAAGCAAGTCCCTCATCGCGGCGACCCTGCCGAAGCCAAGGCGATCCGGCAGGCGTTCCGCGACCTGACTGAGCAACCCGCCGAACCCGCCGCATGACCCCCGACAAACCCCCCGAAGCGAGGAACCGAATGAGCACCACCGAAGAGACCCCGGCCATGACCGCCGAGGATCACGTCCGAGAGGCCCAGCGCTACGCAGCCTCCGCCGGGGAAGATCCCGCTATCTACACCCGCTCAGTGGACCTCCAGGCCGCGCAGGTCCATGCGACACTAGCGCAAACCCTGAAGGCCGCCGAACTGGTGCCGCTGATGGCTAAGATCGCGGACTGGATTGCCTCTGGCGAGCCGGACGGGAAAGTGGCCGAGGCTCCGGAGACCACCCCATGACCTCCGGTACCGCCCCGGAGGGGGCCATCGGCGAGCCCGGGGAGCCCTGCGCCGCGCACTGCGGATACGTCAGCAGCGGCCTGGACCTGTGGCTGCACCAGACGCACGAGCACCGGCGCTGCCCGCACTGCGGGAACGGGCCTGCCGGCGTGAGCGCGGTGAGCCACGAGCCGGACTGCCCGCGCCTCCATCCGGGCTACGTCTACCCGGGCCCGGCCCCGGCCGAGTTTGAGGACCAGGGCGACGACGATGAGCACTGAGCAGCCGGAAGCCCCGGCCCTCCCTGGAGTGACCCGGCACCGCAAGTCCGAGCGGAGGCAGCGATCGGTACTCGTCTCCGTCCGCTTGCTGCCGCACGAGCTTGAGATTGTGCAAGCACTTGCCTGTGCCGCCGGCATGGAGTACTCGGTGTCTGGCTACCTCCGCAAGACGGCCCTGGATCAGGCCGCCACCTACGAGCCCGCAGGCGAGGAGAAGGCCCCGGCTGTTCCCCCGCCTCCCGTCGCTGCGTCTTTTGACCGTGAGTCCCTCGGCCGCATCGTCCACGAGCAGCGTCTCGCCTGTGAAGCCGAACGGGCCGCACTGGAAGGCCGGGAGAGATTCAGGCTGGGGCCGTGGGAGCGCCGCACCTACGAGCAGCAGGAGACGGACATGCGCACGGGTGAGGCTGTAGCAGCAGCCGAGCGGGCGCGGATCGCGGCCCGCATGGACGAGCTGGCCGCGAACTACCCCGTGGACGTGTTCCCTCCGGACTCCGATGTGCGCGACGGGATCAGCGGGACCGCGATGCGTCACGCCTACTCGAACGCGGCGCGGGAAATCCGGGAGGCCGACCGTGGCTGAGACCCCGAATCCCGGCAGCGACGAGGCCCTGGACATGGGCTGCCGCTGCGCCGTTTTGGACAACTGCCATGGCCGGTTCGCCCCCATTCCGGGCGACAACTGGTACATCACTGTCGGCTGCCCTGTGCATTGCCCAGCGGAGGACCCATCATGACCATTCACCAGCTCAAGGTGCCCTGCTTCACTCTCGACCCGAGCCCGTACGCCGACGACGACTACGGCATCCCGCACTACGCCACCGAGCCTGAGGCGGCCAAGGCACTGGCCGACCTCCGCGAGGAACGCGCCCTGTACCCAGAGGACCCTTCCACGCTGAACGGCGTCCGGGTCAAGCCGGAAGACGGCCCGTGCTGGGTCGCCGACTGCGACGTTCCAGGCTGCGAGGAGAGGTACAACGACGATGAGTCCGGCACCAGTCACTTCGAGACCGCCGCCATCCTCGAGGAATGGATCAGGACTGACGGCTGGACGACGGACGGGCCCGACCTCGCTTTCTGCTGGACGGACAGCCCGGAAGGTTCCGCTCCGCCGCCAACCCCCGCCGAACTTGAGGCAGCCGGGCAGCTAAGGCTTATCCTGTGACCACCGCCGTTGTGGTCCGGCCCCACAATCTGGCCCGCTACAAGAACGGGCCCGATGAGCACGGCACCCCGGGCCGGGGCTGCCGCTGCCCTGAGTGCGGGCAGGCGAACCGCGACTACCAGACCCGCCGGGCCCGCCTCATCGCGTATGGCCAGTGGGACGTCCTGACCGACGCGACGGGGACACGGCGCCGCATCCAGGCCCTGACGCGCTGCGGCTGGTCGGTGAGCCTGCTGGCCGCGCGGCTCGGCCAGCCCCGGCAGGTGCTCCGCGCCAAGCTCCATGTCCGCGGCCGGGTCACCCCGGCGACCGCCGCTGCGGTCCGCGCGCTGTATGACGACCTGTGGGACCGCCCGCCACCGGAGGGGACGAGGTTCGAGAGACGCGCCGCGACGATGGCCCGCCGGTACGCGGCCGAACGCGGCTGGCCACCCCCGTGCGCGTGGGACGAGCCGGCCATAGACGACCCGGCCGCATCACCCGCGGACGGATGGGAACGCGGCAACGACAGTAAGCGCGAGCACGGGACGCTGACCGCCGAAGCGCTGGAGCTGGCCGGGTTCGGCCTGGACGACCGCCAGATAGCGGAACGTCTCGGCGTGTCCGCGGGAACCCTGAGCGTGACCCTGGCGAGGGCGAGAGGGAAAGCTGCGCGTCCCGCTGTCCAGGCCCCGAGCGGGTCGGCTGAGGTGGCTGCCGCGATCCGGGAGGCGCGTGCAGCGGCCGGGCTCACGCAACGCCGCCTCGCTGCCGTCGTTGGCGTCTCAGAGATCAGCGTGCAGCTGTACGAGAGGGCCGAGCGGACCCCGAGCGCTAAGACGTGGGTCCAGCTCGAGCTGACGCTGGGGCCGCTGGGCGTCGTCCGCGAGGCCGCCCCGGAGCAGGAAGCGGCGAAGGCGGACCGTGCAGCCTGAACCCGTCCTGCACCGCCACGCGGACCACGACACGGCGCTGATCTGCCGTCCCGCCGGC